TACGTAGAGTCTCCACAAGACGATGATGATCTTCCGTTCTAATGGCAAGGGGTGTAAACGATATGGCACTTGCTAATAAAATAGGAAACAAAGTTGAACCTGCTCATATGAAACATTATGGGCAGGAGCAACGCTCTATAATTCGGCAGTCTTCTTTGAAAAGTGCCGTTAATTTGGTAGAGGCGTTATTACCTAGACTTCAGGTAGAGTTCACGGTTACCGATATTCGTAACCTCACTTTGGAAACTGCTGAGATGTTCGAGGAATGGGTCTCCAGATAATTCAAATAGACAAAGACAAGTCATATGAAGAGTGGATTAATTTCCGCTCTCGTGGGCTTGGGGCCTCAGAGATTGGTACTTTGATGGGTGTCAACTCTTGGAAATCGCCAGCAGAATTGTATTATCAGAAGATTGGTTTGATTCCACAGAAGGTAGAACCGAATATTCCGATGTTTATGGGAACAATCTTGGAGAAGACAGTTGCTGAGATATTCGAGTATTGGAATGGTGATGATGATTCTATGCTTAAGAACTATGAGGCCCAAAGCAAAGTTCGTACTTTGTATGAGCCCGTGGGTTATGTAATCAATCCCGATTACCCTCATTTATTCTTTTCTCCAGACAGATTACAAATTAAAACAAAAAACTTACGTATACGTGATGGTAGAATTAACTTGGAAAATGTGGAAGCGGTTATTGAGATTAAGACAATTAGTGGTTGGAGTAGCAAGCAGTGGACTGGCGGTGTGCCACCGTCTTATTACCTACAGCTCCAAACGTATCTTATGGGTCTTGGGATTGATACCGGTTATCTTGTTGCTCTTGAAGACGGACGGAATTTAAAGGTTCACAAGTTCGAGAGGGACCAGGAGATGATTGATATGATTGGCAATGTAACTCGTGAATTTTGGAATCGGGTAGAAGCTGGTCGATTGGCTCTTGAGACTGATGAGGACTATGAGCAATTTGCTCCACCACCAGATGGAACGGAGGCTTACTCTGAGTTCTTAAACGAGAAGTACAAGAACCCCGAAGAGGTTTCGATTGCATCTACTCCAGAGATTGATGAGTTTATCTTGCAGTACAAAGTCAAGAGTATGGAGATCGCTATTCTTGAGGATGAGAAGCGAGAGGCCGCCAATAACATCAAGAATTATATGGGCAACAATATGATTTTGGCCTCAGACGAGGGTAAGGTCACTTGGAGGCCCAACACCAAGGGATCTAGAGTATTCAGAGTTGGATGAGCAAAAAGGATATAGAATGGTATCGGGAGATGTGGGACAAACGATCACATCATTGCCAGGAGTGTGGTATACATCTACCACACTTCAGTCCGATGTTCATCTCGCATATCATTACCAAAGGTTCTTATCCGAGTCTGAGAAATCATCCCGAAAATTGGATGCTATATTGTACGCAATGTCATCAGCAATGGGAGTTTGGGGAGAGGAAGAAGATGAAGACGTATGATGAGGCTATGGAAATAATGGTTAGACTTAAAAGAGAATATCATGAATCACGGTAGTTTATTTAGTGGGTTGGGTGGCTTTGACTTAGCAGCCGAGTGGATGGGCTGGAATAATAAGTTCCATTGCGACATCAACCCTTTTAGTAGAAAAGTGTGTAGTTTTTATTGGCCTGAGGCCGAATCTTATGACAACATCAAGACAACTGACTTTAGAATTTGGAGAGGAAAAATCGATGTCCTCTCCGGTGGATTTCCTTGCCAGCCCTTCAGTATCGCTGGAAAGAGGATGGGAAAAGAAGATGATCGCCATCTTTGGCCAGAGTTCTTCCGAGCAATCAAAGAAATCAGACCACGCTATGTCGTGGGGGAAAATGTTCGTGGACTCCTTAGTTGGTCGGACGGATTGGTCCTCGAAGAGGTGTTCGCTGATTTGGAAAGCGAAGGATACGAAGTCCAAACGTTTTTACTACCAGCTGTCGGCATCAATGCCCCACACAAAAGGGATCGAGTCTACATTGTTGCTAAAGACGCCAGCAGCGATGGATGCATACAGCGAGAATCTGAGCAAGAAGGAGCAGCGCTTCGGGAACTCCGGGACTCTAGCACAAGAGGTAGCAACGGGATTCATCTTCAAGAGGGGAATACTACCAACTCCGAACGCTCAGGATTGGAACACAGCAACGAGACCCGAAACTTATATAGCACGGTCTCAGAGGCACAAGGAGAACAACGTAAATCTCCAGATGACTTTAAGACAGATGACAATGTTCATCCCCAACAAGGTGGACCATCCGAGGCTTGGAGCAGGTTCCCAACTCAATCCCCACTTTGTAGCGGAGATGATGGGCTTCCCTCTGAATTGGACGGACTTACCTTTCCTAAATGGAGAAAAGAAAGTATAATGGGATATGGCAATGCCATTGTTCCTCAAGTCGCTTACCGTATATTTGCAACTATAGATGAACTCGAAAATAGATAAAAGAAGGTATCTCCGTTATATGAAGACATTCGTATGGGCTAGTAGAAAGCCTATGGAAGAACTTCTAGAGATAAACAAAAAAGGTGTTTTGGAAAACTATCCCGTTGATGCCAATACGGTAGAAGATGCAATCAATTATGTTGAGACAGGTGATGGCCTCAGAACAACAAATGTATCAATGACTGACGTATACGCCATAATGGAAGTACTAAAGCATAAACAATCAGAACAAATCAAAATTCAAGAATAATGGCAAAAACAACTAAACCCTCTAACGCTACGGAAGTAACTCTAGAGAACATGGCACAATTGTGCGAAACTATCCCAACTGCTCGCCCTACCAGTGAGTTTTCAGAAAAGCCAGGTATCATCTTCAACAAAGAAACCGAAGATGGCATCACCAAGATTTATGTTTTCGTAGGTGAAAGCGTAATCGAAAACGAAGGCGTTTGGGATAAAGCGTAGTACCTTTGTACTGAACCCCCCTAGGGATAGTCTCCCTAGACCGAAAGTTCCCACCTGCATACCGTAAGATCTGCTCGTGGGACTTTTTCTTTTATATGCGCCTACTTTTTATACAATGCGCCCGTTTTTCTCAGAACAACTAAAGTACAACTAAAGTTTAACTAACAAATGCCACTAAATAGAAAAAGTGGCAAATGTTTGCACAAAGTAGTGAAAAGTAATACCTATTGCAAAAAATATACCCCCTAGTATAATACCGCTCGGTAAAAATATACCCCCCCTATTGATATCAAGGTCAAATATTCCCCCTCGGTAAAAAGTACCCCCCCCTTCTGACAAATACCCCCCTAGTAAATTAGATCGTGCATAATAAACCCCCCTAGTTTACTGAGCAGAATGGAGTTTGTGCGAGTGGGGAAGGTAATTATACATAAAAAAACCGTCAATCGAAGAAAAAAAAGCTCCCCCCCCTAACTTATTGCTTCGCAATAAGTTAACAAACAAGTTTTTTTGCAATTGGCTGTATTTCAATTAGTTACGAAATAAAAAACGAAATGGGTGGTGTACACACTCGCCCGATGGTGTACACTAAAAACTACATAGCCACTCGGATCGTCCATTAAACTAGACAACTTGTGTCCATTTTATTATACAATCTGCTATGTGTACATTATATTATACAGAAAGTATTTAACTGCCCATTATATTGGACACTTGCTAATGTGTCCAATAAAGTGGACACTCACTGTTTTTTCACTTTTCAAAATTTTACCCTTTTTCTAGGTTAAATATCACCCCATTTCAACCCCTTATTTTTACTCAATTTTCGCAATTGCCCAACTTTTAACCCTTACTGATACACGATTTTTGAATTTTTTTTTATGTATCTAACTTATTGAATTTCAATTGATTACTATTTAGAATCATTCTAAATTACAAAAAACACTTGACTTTTTTTTTGGTTGTAGTATGTTTGCATCATGGAATCAACACAACAGCAACATTTATCACACGAATCAGAAAGTTAAAATAATATACATATAACCCCGCTTTTTGCTTGCCTAAAGTATTAATACTACACAGCAAAAAGCTATCTGTCTACTTTACTGGACAGTGCCATCCAATCGGGCAGTGGAAGAACTATGCCCTTTGTGAGATCTAACCCTACATAGTGGGCTGGCGAGCCTCTCGTGACCAAGTCAATGAGGCGTGTGTAAGTCTTTGGAGAGAAAACCGAAGGCGTGTAAGTGGCGAGCCTAAAGCCGTCCAATCACACTATGTAGAGTCCACCGCCCCACAAGGGTGAGAACTCGAAAAAATAGGTGCGATAAAACTATCTATGCCACACGATAACTTTGACTATTGGTGTGCTGTCTGTCGAGTCAGACCATAGGTAGCCAAACCCTATATATATGAAAAACACAACCATCAAAATCGAGAATCACGCATCGTCAATCCAATTCGACTTGACTTCTAACAACACCAAGGACAACGACAAAGTAAGGCGTGCCCTCGTCTATCGTTTCTTTGACTACTACAACACTATGCGAGTAATCGGGGCAAAAGGCTTTAAGGCAAGCGAACCCTTTGTTATTACATTCGTAGTCAACGGCAAAATTGCGTTCACCTCTACCCAATGTACTACGCAAGCACAGACCACACTCAAACTTATCAATACACCCAAAGGGCGTGGTAAGTTCGAAATGCGTCTCACTAATCTCATTGCCCTTGCACAGCGAATGAATGTTGTAGATGCTGATGAAATCATCAAAGAGGTGGAGCGTACTCTCCTTAGTGAAAAGTAATCTATCTGAGACCCAAGGCGAAACGGAATCAGTGGGGTTCGACTCCCCACTCGCCTTCCACTACGCAGCTGGTAGCGTAGATCCAACGCTATCACTCCGTCAAACCGAAAAATCTAACTACATACATATGAAAACCATCATCAGTAAAACTGCCCAAATCTTGGGCGTAACCATCCTCAGCGTAATCGCCTCTTTGTCTATGAACTTCGTCATCTCGGCAATGTTCGCCATCATTACTATGTCAC